CTCTTAGGCTCTACCACCTGTACTGGTGTAGGTTCAGGAGGCGCGTTCTTTGCTTCAGCTTCAGCAGCTGCTACTTCTTCAGGATCTGGAATATCACCAGCCGAAATCTCTTTGTCAATATCTTTCTGCATTTTTTCAATGTCATCATCAGAAAACATAAGAATATTTCGCATGACCCAATCTTTACTGAAGTATTCACCCACATACTGAGTGACTTCGTTCATTAAACCAATACGACTCTGAAGAATTTCTTGATCTTTTAACTCAGAGAAATGATTGTCTTTGATATAGTCAACGTAGATATCATCTTTCCATTCTTCCCAATCTTGAGCAGTGATGATACCTTTAAGGATCAACTGCTTCTTGAGAATGCCTAGAAATACACTTCCAAACCTACGACGAAGCCTGTCAATAAACTTCTGAAACTTTACTTCGTCTCGTGAGATTTCTGTTGAACGACCCAAAGAAAACTGGGCCTCTTGTTCCAACCTATTGACAGGTACATTCAAACTACGATATAATCTCTTTTGAAAATAAATGATATCATCGATTTGACCCAGATTGTCACCACCAGGAAGTGTAGAAATTTCTGTACCACGACCGTTTTCTCGTCTCGGTAACCAGAAGTCTTCAAGCATAGACATGTGCTTTCGATCATCTTTGATCTGCCCAGTAGACGCATCATAGACAAGTTTGTTACGATACTTAGTCATGATATCTTTCATGTATTGATCGGCCTTACCACGAGGTAAGTTACCAACATCAATATAAAAGATACGTCTTTCGGGTGCTCGTGCTAAACGATAGATGACCAACGAGTCTTCCATCATACGCAATTGATTAATAGGTTTTAATGCTTTATGTAAGTGTGATACAACTTTCTTTTTAGTCTCATCTAGCAAACCAGAAGTCACATAGCTAATCGCATCAGTGGACATTTTAACACCTTGAACGGTGTTGCTGCCAGGTTTTTCTTCATAGATGTAGTATTCTTCAATATTATCTACGATTTTAACGCCAGTCTTAGGATCCTTTTTGTACTTGACTTCACGAACCTTACGGATCTTAGCTGAGTCAATGTGTCGTATCTCTTGAATACCCGCTTTAGTGTTAGCCTCGTTGACTAGAAGATGATGAACAATTCGTCCATCAATATACCACGATCTAAAAATATCATGGCCTAAATCGTTAAACTTAATAAGTGAAATAATATTATCAAACTCTTCTTGAATCTGATCTTTAATTTTCTTAGGTGCTTCGATCTCATCTAATTTCAATTCTACCGAAGATTCTAACTCTGAAGCAACGATAGATTCACTAACAATTTCATCAATAGCCATATCTACTTCAGGATTCATAGCAACACCACGATAACGCATTATAAGTTGTGCATTATCTTTGGATTGATCACCATCCATATTAATATACTGACCATATGCACCAGCACCAGTACTAATGTAACCAGCGGCGTCATCGTCAGTAGGAGGAACAATAGAAGGAAGCATTTTGCTCTCGACTTTCTTTGTTCGTTTCAGTTCAAATCCAAATAATTTGAGAAATGCGTTATCGTTGTCTGCCATACTTTTTCCTAATAATAATAACAAGGGTGCCCGTAGACACCCTGTTATTTAGTCTACTATTAACTAGTAGTATTTGACTCCCAATACTGGTAAGTGAACGATACTTCGAACGTTTCAACTTCACCACCATTGTCATACGTTAATGCAATATCACCAACAGATGTTGGAAAAGCACCACGTATGTTATAACGTTTGATAACAGACTCATCACGATCCAATTGATCAATGATAAGATCCGTTTGATAATCAACAGGATTGGTGATACCGGTGTTGGCTGAGTGACCATTAATGCCATTCATCCAACGTTCCATAGAATCACGAACCTCAAAACCAGTATCATTTAAGATAGTTACTGCCCAAGGTTCGAAGGTTCTATCACCCGCGACATTCAGAATTCTGCCTCTGAATGGTACCGGTAATGCCTCAACTGTTGAAGCGGGTAACTGCGCTGCACGACACATGAAAGATGTTAATTCAACATCTCCAGCGGCATACGCAGGAAAGTTAATGGTTGCTTTGAACAGATTTGGTCTAGCACCACCACCTCGCAGTTTTGATTTAAAGTCATCGACTCCTAAAATTGCCATTTGTTATTTCTCCTTGTGGTCTTAAGCCAAACCTACCACTTCATCAAAGTCAACACCTGTACGAACTGCTACGAAACTCAAGGTTACGTAGTTGATAGAACGTGCTGGTTTAACATAGATGTCAGCGACAAATTGGTTGTTATCAATCACTTGCCCAGTATTGTTTGTTTCATCACAAACAACTCTGAAATCAGTGATCCCTCGTCTGCCTTTAATCTCTCTTAAGAAAGGTTCAACGATGTTAACGAACTCTGCTCTGGTAAACTCATCATTGAATTCAAACATTACGTTTTGAGCAGCAGATTTGATTGCACGTTCCATGACTAAAAACAGTCTACGAACATTGATACGATCAAACGCTGAAGGACGACCTAGTTTAGTCTTATCTCCAAAGAGTAATACGCCTTGACCAGGCAGATTTACAACAGGGTTAATACCCGCTTTGTATAAACTGTCTCGTTGTGATTTGGTTGCATTATACGCAAGTGAAGATACTCCGAAGTATTGACCACGACGATTACCCGCAGGTGAATACCAAGGTGCAGCATTACCGTCTGTTGCAGCCATCAGACCAGCCGTAGAACTAGCAGCCGGAATGAAAACATACTCATCACTATACTTATCATAAACTTTCAAGAAGTTGTTGTCCATTATCAAGTATGATGATGAGGGTAACGTCTTAGCAAAAGTAGTGGTATTGGTTACAATAGTCTGTGGATTTTGTACATTGACAACATGTTCTCTTGCAGGAGATGCTACAACAACACAATCTTTACGTAGACCTCTAGCCGTACTTTCTAGATCAACAATTATAGCTTTCTGATCTGCTTCGCTACCCAAACTAGGTGCGATTAGAAAATCTACTTGAATGGTATCTACGTCTTCATACTGATCAAATCCAACCAGATATTCGTCTTTAGATAATCCACCAGAGGCTTGATTGCCACCATTAAATGATTGAGTACGAACATCTTGGTCTGTAACAGTATCGTTTGCAAAACTTGCAGATAATACGTTGGTAGGTTTACCGGAGCTGTCGATTGCAGAAGCCCAGATAAATGCTGATTTAGAATTCAACACATCTAGTGCGAAATTACTTGAACCATCTGGAGTTTTTGCATCGGTTGCTAACGAAAGGAAAGGCCATGTTTCTAAAACTGTTCCAGGCGTACCTGAAAATTTACCGCCCTCATCAAGTACGACAACATGAATTTCATCATGTGCAGTTGCACTGTCTGCGCTTCGTGCAGATACGTGAGAAGAGGTGCCAGGAGCATCGTCAAAGAATGATTTATAAGCCCATGCATTGAATGCACTATCTTGCCCCTCTGCATCAACAGAAGTACCACCATCTGCAATAACACCTGACCAAGGGCAGATAGAGATTGCTAAGGAATTCCCAACTTCACCTGGATATTTGGCAACAAGACGGTTACTTCCGCTTGCCATAAATCCAGATTTTTGAGAGTTCCAACTAGATAGACCTTCTACTACTGGTGAATTGCCTACAGAAGATGCAGAGTCAACAGCATTTTTTGCTGCTGCGTCTAATCCACGAGTGACATATAATGAACCAGAGTATTTTAGAAAGCTGGAAGCTGATAGAAAATCGACGTTGCTGCTGTCAATTACGAGTGTGGGGGATCCAAAGTTTGAAACCAATTCTGCTTCGTTTCCGATTAGAATAGGTTGATTGGTTGGGCCCCAATTGAAATCGCCAACAATTGCACCAGTAGAAGAAGTAACCGCAGGCACAATACCTGATAAGTCAACTTCTCTGATTGTGACTGCTGGAGACTCTGATGGTGAAAATGCCATAGTCGTGTCCTTTTTTCGTTAACATGAATAAGAGTTACATAATACGGAAAAGTTCTCAATGCTTTTATTTATGTATTATGAATTCTTAACATATTGACTGACTAAGACTATTTGATGGCCCTGCTCTACCTGAGTCA